GAATCAAACATGGATTATTAGACCATTTACGGAAGAAGAACAGTTACAGAATCAAAAAGAATTAAAAGAACAGGAATCTAACTTGTTTGCCGTAGATGAGATTGCTAACGAAAGATATAGTATATGTCAATCGTGCGATAAGTTTGTTAAATTAACTACTCAATGTACTGAGTGTAGTTGTTTTATGATACTTAAGACTAAATTTCAATCGTCTACCTGTCCCATAAATAAATGGTAAATTAAGATCAATGATACCAGGGAGTCTAAAAAACTTTGATATCAACTAGAACGATCGACAAACAATAAACAGTTAAATATACAGTTAATATAATTCAACCATGCCCATTAATTTTCCAATCACTCCAGCGTTAAATCAGACCTATACTTCTGGCAATAGAACTTGGCAATATAATGGAAAGGCTTGGGCTGTTGTGGGAAATACACAGGGTTATACGGGTAGTTCGGGTATATTTGCTGCATTAGGATATACCGGAAGTCGAAGTTTTACCGGTAGTGGGGGGTTTTTAGGAAGCACAGGTCCTCTAGGCTTTACTGGCAGTTCGGGCGCATTTGCAGCTTTAGGGTATACTGGCAGCGTACCTGGATATACTGGCAGTAGAAGCTTTGTAGGTAGTGCGGGATTTATTGGTAGCGTCGGCTACACAGGTAGCGTCGGCTTTACGGGTAGTCGAGCCTTCACCGGCAGTCAGGGATTTTTTGGTAGTGTTGGCTATACAGGTAGTTTTGGCTATACAGGTAGTGTGGGAGACAGAGGTGGATTACGATATTTTTACGATGCGACGACAACTGCCGGTATCTCTTCTAATGGTAGTTTAAGATTTAACAACGCCAGTATTGGCTCAGTTACTCAAATTTATATTAATGAGGTTACTTCTAATAGTACAAATATACAATCATTTATTGCAACCTTTGATGATAGTACTAGTCCAATAAAGGGATATCTACATGTAAAATGTGTTAGCTCGTTGCTTACTCAAGAATCTATATGGCAAGTAAATTCTATAACAGATAATACTACCTATTACACCTTGTCAGTGACTTACGTTGCAGGAGCAAATCCGTCTGCTAACGAAGCACTTGCAGTTGAGTTCTATAGGACTGGTGAACGAGGTTTTTCAGGTAGCCAAGGTATATTAGGATTCACTGGTAGTTTTGGTTATACAGGTAGTGTAGGTGACCGAGGCGGACTAAGATATTACTACGATTCAGGTTTCACTAGTGCCGGTATTAGTGCAAACGGTAGTTTGAGATTTAGTAGCCCTACTTTTTCAGTGGCTAATACAATTTGGATGAATGAGATCACATCCAATGGCACAAATATACAATCATTTATTGCAACCTTTGACGACAGCACTAGTCCAATAAAAGGATATCTACATGTAAAATGTGTCAGTTCATTCCTTGTAGCAGAATCTATATGGCAGGTAAATTCAATAGTAGATAATACCACTTATTATACACTGACGGTAACTTACATTGCAGGAGCACAACCGCCTGCCAATGAAGCACTTGCTGTTGAGTTCTATAGGACTGGTGAACGAGGTTTTTCAGGTAGCCAAGGTATATTAGGATTCACTGGTAGTTTTGGTTATACAGGTAGTGTAGGTGACCGAGGCGGACTAAGATATTACTATGATGCAACCTCCGCTAGTGCTGGTATTAGTTCCAATGGCAGTTTGAGATTTAATAATGGAAATATTTCTACCCTACTTTATATCAATGAGATCACATCCAATGGCACAAATATACAATCATTTATTGCAACCTTTGACGACAGCACTAGTCCAATAAAAGGATATCTACATGTAAAATGTGTTAGCTCGTTCCGTTCTGAAGAATTAATATTTCAAGTGACCTCCATAGGAGATTTTACCACTTATTATACATTAGTTGGTACTGTAATTTCCGGATCGCTTCCGCCTGCCAATGAAGCACTTGCTGTTGAGTTCTATAGGACTGGTGAAAGAGGATTTTCAGGTAGCCAAGGTATATTAGGATTCACTGGTAGTTTTGGCTATACAGGTAGCACAGGTGAACGAGGTGGCCTGAGATATTACTTCGATGCTACCTCCACTAGTGCTGGTATTAGTTCCAATGGCAGTTTGAGATTTAACAGTGCAGCTATCCCGGGCACTCTAGTTTATATTAACGATGTCACCTCCAATGGCGCAAATATACAATCATTTATTGCAACCTTTGATGATAGTACCAGTCCAATAAAGGGATATCTGCATATAAAATGTGTTAGCTCATTACTTACTCAAGAAGTTATCCATCAAGTAAATTCAATAACAGACAACGGGAATTATTACACACTGGGAGTAACTTGGATTGCAGGCGTATTTCCTCCTGCTAACGAAGCAATTGCAGTTGAATTTTACAGAACGGGCGAACGAGGTTATGCTGGTAGTCAAGGTATTACAGGATGGATTGGTAGTTTTGGTTATGCCGGTAGTTTTGGTTATGCCGGTTCAGTCGGTAGCCGTGGGTTCTCTGGCAGTATGGGAATGACCAGTACTACTGTTGATCTTACACCAAACAGTTCTGGCGCAAGCGGCACAGTGACTTTTGATTTTTCAACAGGTGGGGTATTTTATCTAACTGCTCCGGCAGCTAATTTTACAGCAAACTTTACTAATATATCTACAGATCCCAGCATTACTACTGTGGTTGTTCTTTACATTGCTCAAGGAGCAAGTGCATTTATTCCGTCTGCGTTACAGATTAACGGAGCAGCACAAACTGTAAAATGGCTTCAAGGTGTTACTGTGTCGGGGTCGCCGAATCAGGTAGACATGATATCGTATTCCTTGATAAGAACATCTGGCGGAGTTTGGGTAACACTGGGTCAATTCACAACTTATGTGTAATTAACAAAATTAAATACAACTATGGCACGATCGGCATCAACCGCGGGAAAAGAATGGTATCTAAATCCTCCAATTGAAGAAGAACCAGAATATTATGGATCAACAATGTTATTTTATCAGGCAACTGCACCAGTAGGCTGGACTCAGGTTACTTCAAATGATGACATAGGACTACGGCTAGTTACAGGACTAACAGGCGGCTCGGTTGGCGGTACATCTAATTTTACCACTGTGTACCCAGCATCTGTGAATACAGTGTCGGCAATCATAACTGGAACCGCTGCATCGGCTACAGCTCCTGTTGCCTTAACCTCACCACAAATTCCTGTGCATACTCATGCACACACTGTTGCTCAATATAGTCCGTATCCCTCCGGTGCCCGGGTTACTGTGCCACCATCGGCCCAACCGACCCTGCAGGCAGCAGCTTATGGCCAGCAGACAAGTACCTCCGGTGGTCCGTCATCGCCTCACAGTCACTCAACTCCGGCTGTTCCGTCACTAACGCTTACTCTTTCTAAAGATAGACGTATACGATATGCAAATGTAATTTTAGCAACTAGGGATACTCTACCGTAATGCCAAGACCGTCTGTCCCATCTGGAACAATTACCATTTTTTGTCAAGTAGCGGCACCTGTTGGTTGGACTAAATTAACTACCCTTAATGATTATGCACTACGGATTGTTAACGGCGCAGTATCAACTGGCGGCTCCTCACCATTCACTACCTGTTTTACTGACGCTGAAGTGGCCGCTAGTTTTAGTTCTAGTCTGTCAGTTGGTAGTTACACAATATCAACTAGCGAAATGGCTTCTCATTCACACCCTTCAGGTGGTGGTACTGCAAGTCCTATAGGACAGGCATACTTTGCACCAGCTGGACAACTCATCTATCAATCGGCCGGTACTCAAAGCATCGGCCCGGCTGGGGGCGGCGGCTCACATTCACATACTGTGCCGGGTGCGGTGCCGGCCCCTGTTACTTTTCCAGGGGGCTCAATGCAGACATTGTCACTGAGATATATTGATGTAATTCAATGCAGTAGGAATTAACAATGGGATCATTTACATTTCCAACCGGAACCGTTACGGTATTTAGACAAACTGCTGCACCTCTTGGCTGGCAAAAGATTACATCTGTAAATGATGTGGCATTAAGGGTAGTAAGTGGTAGTGGCGGAACATTAGGCGGCACTACAACTTTTTCAACAGCACATTTAACTACATGGCCGAACAGTTTCTCTTTTAATAGTCCGTTTCCCGGAAGTACTGGTGCTGCACCAGCAGCATCAACTGGAGCAGGCGGCCATGTGCATACTACAATGTTTGTAAATCCCATACCTCGTATAACAGTACTTGCTCGAAATCCCTTTCCCGCACCAAGTTATGCCTCGGTATTTAATGCCAGTCCGGCGCCTGCGTCCGCAACCGCAGGTGGAAGTACTGCTCACAGCCATCCTCTTGGAGTTTCTATAAGCGGATCTGCCAGTCAGCCCAATTGGTCAGTTATCTATGTAGATTTGATATTGGCATCTAAGTTCTAATTTTTTTATATACCTATATTATAATAGTAAATATTAGATATAGGAGAAATCAAATGGAACTTAAAAGAAAAAATCTCTGTCCCATTCTTAACAAAGAATGTATAGGATTAGACTGTGCTTGGTTTGTTAAGATAGCGGGATATGATGTAAACACTGGAAAACAAGTTGATGATTGGAATTGCACTGTAGCTTACTTGCCAATGTTGTTGATAGAAAATTCCGGAATGCAACGACAAACAGGGGCTGCTGTAGAAAGTTTTAGAAACGAAATGGTCAAGGCAAACGAGACTAGTCTGCAGGTATTGGCTGCTGCTGCTGGAATTGGCTCGCGCACAATCAACAACGATAGTAATTTAATCGATGCTAGTCCTAACTCAAAAAGTATAGAAAATTAAGATATGTTCCAAACAAATAGATTAACTATATTAGTTCCCGATAACGCAGTTTATACAGATGTATGTTGCATATTAAATTTAGATCTTTCTAATGCAGGGATTCCACAAGATGTGCGATGTTTACAATGGCTTACTAATGCAGGGCACATAGAATATTCAGATGAACGACCTAATACAGAAATTACAGAACTACCTGCCTGGGCATATCCCTGCTTAGAACTATGGGAAAAATCTTTTAAGGAAAATGCCCCGTCAATGGATGATATTACATCATTTATGAAAAATGCCAATGATGCGTTAGATTAAGAGACTACCATGCATAAAAATATTCAAGAATCGAACTACATTTATATAAAGAATTTCATATCTCCAGAACGAGCAAGTGAACTAGCTAAATCTTTTATTAAATTTTCTAAAGAAAACAATTTATCTGGTGATATTCAGGTTGAAAAAAGTCAGAGCGAATATAATTATATTGATTTTTTAGAATTATTGTGTGAAAAAACTCCCGAAGTTAGTAAGTTTTTAGGCGAGACAGTTTTGCCTACCTATAGCTATGCAAGAGTCTATAAAAAAGGATCCGTGTTAGAAAGACATAAAGACAGGCCGGCATGTGAAGTTAGTCTTACGTTAAATCTTTCAAAAGACAAAGATTGGCCAATCTGGATACAAACACCAGACGGTAAAGAAGTGTCTCTAAATCTAAAATCAGGGGATGCAGTCATGTATTTGGGATGCGAAAGGGACCATTGGAGAGATACATTTGAAGGAAATGAATATGTTCAAGTATTTTTGCATTACGTAAGGAGTAGAGGACCAAACGTTTGGGCTGTTTTTGATAAAGTGCAAGCACCGCCTGTTGAATCTAAAGAAACTGCCGTAGACGCACAGCCTAACGAAACTGAAAATCCTGCAGGTTTTGTTCCATTACCAAATCATTTAGATGCACTCAGTGAATATATCTGCGTATTTGATGACATTGTTCCGCATGATTTGTGTGATGCTATATTAGCAGAATACTCAAATCATGAAGAGTGGCAACTGGCTCCAGTTGGAGCAAACAGCAGTATCGAAACATCAATTAGAAATGTAAATCAAATTGCTATTTCTTTTTCACCTGTAATTGAAAAGAACAAAAGCGTAAGATCAGAATTAGATCAGAAACTGTTCGAGGCTGCTGGCAAAGCAATATCACTTTACAACTTAAAATTTCCCGATGCTAGTATTCAAGAAGATACTGGATATGAATTATTAAAATACGAAACTGGTCAATTTTATAAACTGCACACGGATCATTTTAAGCAACAACCAAGAACTATTTCTTGTTCCTTTGCATTAAATGATGATTACGAAGGTGGTGAATTTGCATTTTTTGATAACAAGTTTAAGCATAAGTTGAAAAAAGGGTCTATTATTATGTTTCCTAGTAATTTTATGTTTCCACATGAGATATTAGAAGTTACAAAAGGCACTAGATATGCAATAATAACCTGGTTTATTTAATATAGCATAACGAATAAATATTGCTAAATTAGGAACCTACATGCGAGCTGCTGACATTATTAGAGATTTATTGGATATTATAGAACGTATCGATGGGGAAGAATCTCCTGCGGCGGCGGAACAACAGCCTGCCAGTGCAACTGCCGCAGTAGCTACTGGAGTAGATCAAAATAGATTTAGGCAAATTTTAGATTTATTAACTGTACAGCCTAAATTGTACGATAATAGCCCAGCAGAAGTAGTGGCCAGTTTAGACAGCGTTACTATACACGCCGGCGGCGGACTAAATGGTCCTAAAAATCCTGCTGATATGAGAGCCGACAGTGCGGCAATGTATCCGACTATGCAAAATCCGGCGGAGTAAACATGACTATCCTAGTTCAAAGTTTCCTCAACAGTGCTACAAAGTTGTCTACCACCGCTACCACATCAACCAGTGTTGCACAATTAAAAACATTGGTAAATGCTATAGAAGGTGTTAGCACATCTACTATGCAGTTTTACATAGTAAATCCTTCCACAACTTCTACAGCATTAGTCAGTGGCACGCTAGGATCTTATGGTATCACCACTGCTACTACGATTTACAGTAGTAATACTATTTCAACAGCTACTAGCAAAGTAGACAGGCAGTTAGCCAAGTTAGAGCTTGCACAGTTACGCAGACAAGCGGGCGGGGATACTAGTTCTACTTTTTACAGAATTCGCAACGTCTATGACATAGATTTACTGGCGGACAAATACACCAGTAATACCAGCACTGTAGGAACTACCAGCACATTATCTATCGGTCGCCCGTGGCCACCAGTTCTTGGTATGGATGATCCTGCCAATATCGCAGAGCCCGAAGCCACTGCTTGGGTGCTGATGGATGGCCCGTATGGTGATGAGTACGGTTTCTACGCCGGCCAAAGTTGGCGCAAGTTAGCTCCGATTGGATACTCCCCGTGGTCGGCATCTCCGCCATATCCGGCTGACACTTATACTTACGGTAGTGAAACTGTACGCTTTGATGGTACAGTGTGGGTTTATGAAAACTTAACAGGCGTAATTGCCACCGGCGGTGGCCTGGGTCAATATCCTTGGCAAGCCACTTGGACTGGTTCATATACAGCCGCTAAAGTAACCAGCACATACGTAAAGACAACTAACTACCCAACGGTACCTTAAAAATAACTATAAGTACATATATGAAAAAACTATTATTAACCCTACTAATTGCTGCCGCAGCTCTGCCTGCCCTAGCACAAAAAACACCTCAAGGCGTTACTTATGACGCACAAATTATTAGAGTAACGGATGGCGATACAGTTGTTATCGCCGCACCCTTTCTACCTAAACCCCTTAAGCCCGAACTTGCGGTACGAGTCTATGGCGTCGATACTCCGGAAAAAGGATTTAGAGGTCAATGCGACAGCGAAAAGCAACGTGGTGAAGCCGCTAGCGTTTTCACTAAAGGTCTCATTAATGCCAGCCAACAGCGACAGGTCATTCTATATGGTTGGGATAAATTCGGTGGCCGTGTTCTGGGCGATATCATTCTAAATGGACAGAGCCTACGTGCTCAATTGATTGCTAACGGATTTGCCCGTGAATATTATGGCGAAGCTAAACAAAGCTGGTGTAACTAACTTATTTTTATCCAAAATCAAAGGAGTCATTGACTCCTTTTTTTGTCTGTGTTATTATATACGTACTTAAATATATTATATGAAAACACTCAACATTGCAATAATTGATGTCATCGGTCTACCCTACGATGGCACAACGTTATGGAAAAAAGGAATCGGCGGAAGTGAAAGCAGCATCATCAGTGTTGCAAGAGAACTCAGCAAGCTAGGATTCAAAGTTACAATTTTCAACGACAACAACAAAGAAGGTGCTAGCGAAGGATTCTATGACGGTGTCGAATATTGCGAAATTCGCAGACTGAGAGAACGAGAATTTAACTTCGATGTTGTTATCAGTCAACGCACTGTTGTTCCCTTTACTCCCGCACATCTTTACGAACAGGTTAATCAACCACCTCCACGCAATCATGACATCAGCACTTGGAGGCAAGTACAACGCCCTGGCCAATTAAAAGTTCTGTGGTTACAAGACACATTCTGCTGGGGAGACCATATTCTCGAAGAACTAGTGGTCAACGGCTACATCGACGAACTGTTTACACTAAGTGATTGGCACACTGCCTATACTACACACAGTATTCACGGGCCCCGTCGTAACGTCGAAGTATTAAAGAATAAAATATTTCAAACACGAAACGCCATGAATCGCTGGATTGAATGGGTTGACATTAAAAAGAAAGATCCGAATCTGTTTGTTTTTAATGCCAGTGTGACCAAGGGCATGGTACCATTGCTTGAAAACATTTGGCCCAGATTAAAACAACAACTACCGCAGGCAAAATTAAAAATTATTGGCGGATATTATCAGTTTCCTAACGAGCCATTAAATGAAGCAGGTCAAACTGTTATGCGTCTACAAAAGATGTACGAAGGTGATGCCAGCGTAGAGTTTACTGGTATTATTCCGCAACCGCAAATTGCTGAAATCATTGCCAATGCCAGCTACACTATCTATCCAGGTGCGTTCCCCGAAACTAGTGGTATTGCTACTTTAGAAAGTATTAACTATAACACCCCTGTGTTAGGTACAAGATTTGGCGCAATGGAAGAAACTGCAACTGAAGATGCCAGTTACTTTATTGACTATGCAATTGTACCCAACGGACTGTTTCCTAACATCAATGCTCCAGAGCAATTTGATAAGTTTGTAGACATGGTACTACGTGCAGTACACAATCCCTATCTACATCAACAAAAACAATATGCCTGTAATGCTGTTAAAGATGTTAGCACATGGGATACTGTTGCTGTACAATGGAAACAACACTTCTATCACAAACTAGGACTCACTCTAAGTAAAGAAGAAAAGGATCGTGCAGATTGGATTAACTATCGCGTACACAAAGTATTTGGTCGTCGACTGATGAACGAGGAAGAAAACATTGTTCCTCAAATTACTGTACCTGTTTACAAAGACAAGAATAGAGTAAGATTGGCAATTGTTGATATCCCTGGAATGAGTTACGATGGTAGTACATTGAACAGACGTGGACTTGGCGGCAGCGAAAGCGCAGTTATCTTAGTTGCTAAGGAACTGGCCGCCATTGGATTTGATGTAACAGTGTTCAACGGTTGCAATGAAGACGACAGTACACCCGGTACATACAATAATGTAGTGTATAGGCCTATCTCAGACATTGAATTCGATTCATGCGAGTTTGATGTGGTTGTAAGCAGTCGTACTATGATGCCATTTGTAACTGAACCATTCTATGGATTAGAAATTAGAACTGCAAGACGATATCCTTATGATATGTTTAAGAAGTTACGCAGTAATGCCAAAATGAAAGTATTCTGGATGCATGACACTTTCAGTTGGGGTGATGAAGTATTGGAAGATCTAATCACTACCGGAGCAGTTGACGAAGTTTGGTGTCTAAGTGATTTCCATTCTATGTACGTCATGAACTGTAATCATGGCAGACCGCGCAACTATGAAGTGTTGCGTAAGCACATGTGGATAACCCGTAACGGTATCCGTAAATATTTTGACGATGTTGACCTGGACAAGAAAGATCCTAATCTATTCTTCTTCAATGCTAACATGAGCAAAGGCCTAAGCCCGTTGCTACATACAATCTGGCCCCGTGTAAAACAGATCAATCCAAATGCCAAACTAAAAGTAATTGGCGGCTACTACAAACTAGGAGATGCCTTTGGTGAGGAAGGCGATCAAGAAAAACGTTTTAGAGATCTAGTAGGTAATGCCATTAACGATCCTAGTGTGCAGTTTACTGGAGTTATTAGTCAACAGGCAGTTGCGGAAGTTGCTAAAGAAGCCAGCTACTTCCTATACCCTGCAGAACTGCCTGAAACATACGGTATTAGTGCGTTAGAAAGTTTGTATGCTAATACTCCGTTGATCACTTGCCGATTTGGCGCATTGGAAGAAACAGCTACTAAACATAGTTGGATGATTGACTACGCTATTGTACCTAACGGACTATATCCGCATATTGATCCTGCAAAACAAGCAGATCGATTTACAAAAATGGTCAAAGAAGCAATCAGTGATCCTAAAGAACTACGCAAACGCCAGTTAGCTCTAAACGAAGTTAAAGAATTAGCAGGTTGGGATGTTACAGCATTACAATGGAAGCATCACATTTTCTCCAAGCTAGGACTACATCTACAAAGAGGTGAATTCCAACGTTCTAATTACTATGCAGCCAAATACAATAAAATATTTGGTCGCATGTCTACTGGACAAGAACTTTGGGTATGC